GATCGGCACCAAGTCGCCGCGCGAGACACCTGCGGCGATGTTGTAATTGACCGTCACGCCGCCCATGCCGCCGCCGCCGGTGGTCATTTTTTCATTCGGTACGATGCTGCCGCTGGATCTCGGCACGAATAGTTCCGGTCCGCGCTCTCCGACGATGTAAGAGGAGCCGGCGCTGACGGGTCCGCCATCGGCGCGAAAAGCGTCTGCAAAGCTCTTGCCTTGAAGCATCCCGCCGATGCCGCCCGCAAGTCTGCTGGTAACTTGCTGCTGGAAGACCATGCGAATCAGGTCTTGCGCCACACCGCGCAATACGTCGCGCAGTTTTTCACCCGACAAAATCGCATCCTCGAATCCATTGGCGATGATTGCTCCAGCCTCGCGAGCAAGTATTCCTTGCTCGGCTATGAGTTTGTTGAGCTGACCGGAAATGGTTTCCTGCTCTTTAGTTTTTTTGATAATCGCCTCTTGTACTGCTCCAACTGGTCCGCCAAAATTTTTGTATGTTTGCAGTGCAATGTTCTGCTCGCCTAGTTCAAACGTAAGTTGGGAATATCTTTGCGTGAGCCCTTCGATCAATTGCTTCTGATTCAGTCCCACGCGCTGCGTTTCCGGCAGCATGGCGTTACGCTGCTTTTCGGCTTCGCTTATTTGTTCGTCGAGAGTGACGGAAATTGCTTTTGCATTATTCAGTTTTGCCAAAGCTTCGTTTTGAAGTTTCATTCCTTCCGCCGGATTGGTCGCCATTAAATTGACGGCCTCCATGAACATCTCGGTTGCTTGTGTTTTTAGCTTATCAGCGATCTGACCTTGAGTCATGTTGATCGCATCGAATTGCTCTTGTAAGATTTTGGTCGAGTCAACCGTGCCTGCGATTTCTTTTTTGAAACGATCCAACTTCAGCAAATTGATACGCTCTTGAATTTCTCCCTCGGTCAATGGACTGAAAGCGTTTTTCAAATTGATTCCAAATTTTGCCAGTGCCAGCGGCAACTGCATGAATAAATTCAGCACGTTCTGGATCGTCCGCTCCATCTGCATCGCAGTCGCGACCTGATCCTGCGAAAAACCCATCTCATCTCCAGATTCAGCGACTCTATCTAGTCGCTGTTTCATCATATTGAGAGCGCCGAGGATGGCTTGTCCTCCGAATGCTAACTGAGTTACCTTGGAAATCCTTTGGGTGTGCTTTTCCAATCCTTGCAAGGAGTTCTGCACGCTTGCAAAAGCAGCCTTCGTCGCATCGACCGCTCGGAGTGTAAATGACGCGCTAGCCATTGTGCTTTATTTTTCGATTCTGATGTTCGATGTATGCAAGCCAGCCGTTTAATTCCTGTGCTGGCATTGCGAGCACTTCGCTTGCGAATTTGCCGAGACGATCTGCGAGCGCATACACGGCGAGGAAGTCGGCAGCTTCTCCGCCGTAAATTAGTTTTTTAGTTCGTCGACCTTCGGAGCTTCGTCCGCGAGGATGGCGCTTGCGACTCGCCCGACGACGTTGCTGTCGGCCTTGTTTAGCAGAGTCGGCTTGTTTTCTATCGTGAACAATTTCGCGCCGTTCTCATCGGTCGCCTTCATGATCAAGATATCGACGAGCAACTCCATGTCGTTTTCCTTGCTGCGACGGTATAGCCGATTCTTTTCGGAAAGCGTTACAGGCGCGGAATAAACTACGAGCTTCCACTCTGGCACGTCGATTTTGCGCGTGCCGAGTGAAACGAAATGCTCCCTGACCAGATCAATGGCTTCCATGTGTTGTGTGTTTTCGTGTTGTCGCTAACGTCAAACGGTCAGCGTAGTCAGCGCGCCGTTGCCCTCGAAGGAAATCGAGCCTTCGACGATGCCATCGAAACTGGCCGTCACGTCGAACTTGGTCACGATTGCGGCGCCGCTGTAGTACACGTCGCCACTGGAGGCGCCCTCGGGATAAAGGTTGAGAGTCACCGAACTGCCGATGGTGATCAGCAGTTGGCCGGCGTCAGCTTCATCCCAGAAGAGGTCACCTGATGCGCTCCAGGTTTTCATGGACGCAAGGCGCGTGCGGTAAACGTCACCGATCACGCTATCCTCTACAGTGTCCGAAGAGTGCGAGAGCGCGTAGTTTCGCAACTCGCCAATCGTGGTACTCGAAATCCTTACGAGTCCTTCCCGTCCGAGATGGTTAGCCATTTTAGTCCGTGGTCAAATAGATGCAGTTAAAGGTATGCCGAGCCGTGCCGAAGCGCCTGTCCTCGTCTGGCTCGATCACATATTCCACTTGTGTCAAATGCAGGTCGCGACACTGACCGCCTAGTGTGACATCTGCCAAAACCGCCGCCTCGACCGCTGCGCTGCCAGTGTCGAAAAGATCGTCGATCAAGTAAGTGCCGCTCTCAGCCACGAAGTAATCGACCATCAACTGAAGCTGCCGGTATTGCGTGCGATTGCTCGGACCGAGCGTGCGGACCTCGATCTGTTCGCTGACCGCATAAACGGCGGCGGCCGGAAAGCTAATGCTTGCAATCGTGTTGTCCCTGCCTCGCAGGATGTTTGCCGTCGGAACGACGAGAGCGCCTGTAAGCGCGGTGGCGGTGGCGTTGCGAATGTCGGTGCGTGTGCTCATGGATTGGAAGGAGCCATGACGGGAGCCGCGCCTTGCACGCGAGTGAATCCGAGATTCACGGCCTTGCCGGCCTGTAGTCTCTTGATCTTCTTCAGCGTCGTCGCGATGCGAGAATTGAAAGCGGCGTCAATCTTCGCCTGATAATTCGGGATCTTCACGTTTCGATTTAGCGCAGAGATGAATGGCGCAGCTTGATCCGCGCGCCCGAACCAGAAGCGCACCGAGCCTGATTTGTTCGCCAGTTTCTCGGCAAATTTCTTGTACTTCGCTCCTGTCGCCTTCGCTGATGGAATCCAGCCGGCGATGGTCCAGCCGACGCTGTCCTCGGTCTCTTTACGCAAGCGACGAAAATCCAACCCGAATGCCGCCACCCTGGGTCTCCCGGTGATCCTGCCGCGAGCGTTTCTCTGGCTCCGATGATACTTTTTCAGAGCGTCTTGGTTTTCCAGCAATGTCATCCCGTAGTAATACTTCAGATTGGGATTCCTCAGAAGTGCGCGCAGTTTCTCGATCTGTCTATTGCGGACATAACGCGCCATCGACTTATAAAAACCGCCCTCCGTCGCCTTGGCTTCCAAGTCTTGGAAAACCAAAGGTTGCGCGAGTCTGCTGAAATCTCCGCGCACTGCATTCTGACCATCTTTCTTCGACTTGGGAGGCGTGAATTTGATAAACAACTGGGTGAGATACTTGCCCTCTTCCTTGATGATCGAGCCGAGTCCGAATTTTGAAGCTTTCGCCAACTCGGTCAAAGCGCGGGAAAGCTTTTCGTTTTCTAAGGTGATCGAAATCATATCGCCTTTGCCACCTCGATCTCGCACCCGGCTCCCTCAGCGTCGAGAGTCACGCGATCAATGAAGTAGGTAATCCCGGCGAGCGACAAAGTTTGTGTCACTTTCGGCGTCGCGCTGACACTCGACGTTAAAAGGAACACCGTAAACCGACTGTCATCGCGGCGTTGATCCTCGAAGTCGGAAAACGCATCACGCGACGCGGACCACACGCCCGTCACGGCAACGCCCTGATAGGTGAATGAGATCCCGGCCTGCGCGAGAATCGCCGCAAAGTCGGAATTGATTTGCGTCGGGTCGAAGTCTCGAACGGCTGCCATACTTATGGCGCGTCTGTTAAATACCAGCGGCGATACAGTTCCGGCCTATTCGCTTTCAGCCACCACGCAGCCTCATCCAAGCATTTCCGCACGTCTCGTCCACAGGTCTGACTCCCGACGTGGTGCACGTAGGCGCGAGAAATGAAATGCCGCCGTTTCATGTCCGCGCATTGCACGTCGTCCGAAAACCAGTTGATCGGCGGGAAGTCCACCCATGCGTCGCGGTGAATCCACGCGCAGATCGGCGCGATGACTGGCGCCTCGACGATACAGCTCTCCGACTGGTAGCGCAGGAAATCAATCTTCCCGCGACCGCTTCGGATATTCTGCTCGCCGCGCGCGTAGTCAGAGCGCGTTGCGACGTAGCCCAGATCCGGCATCATGCCTCGCAGTTGCTCGACGTCCTCCAATAGCAGGCGCCATGTGCTTGGCGTGAATACGATATCGTCATTACAAATCACAATCTCGTCGTGGCGCTCGAATGCGGCGCGTGCGGCAAAGTTGTACGCCTCGCCAAAGGTCGCGCCGACTTTGACATGATAGTGCTTTTCCACTTCGCGCGGAACGTAGGCGTTGATGGATGCGGTCATCACCTCAAGACATCGCGCGTTGACCGTGCAAACAACAATGCCAGGCGCACTCATGGCTTTTCGCTCCCAAGGAGTCGCTTGATTTCCTCCGCATCGATGAGCGTCGCGCCGCTCGCCATGACTTTTTGGTCCCAGTTGTGCGGAGGAACCATGCCGTCCTGCATCTCCACGCAGATGATCGAATCCTCTCGCTCGCGCGGCTCGTCAATGTCGTGCAGAAATTGCTTCGCCATCAGCACGGTTTCCTTGTCGTCGGAGCGTATTAGAAATACGTGCTCGATGATCTCTGGATTCGCCGCGGTCGAAAGCCAAGCATCGCGGAAGGAAACAGAGCGCGTGGAGTCGCCGAGCGTTTTCTGCGTCAACCGGATCAGCGGATGCTTGTGCCGATGGTATACGAGCTGCATCGCCGCTGCGTCGCTTTGCTGATCCGCAAGGCGAAATGCGCGCGCCGCCAGATCGTGCCCAGCCCAGCCGTACCACTTTACTTCGTGCGTCCAAGGTCGATCCTTTTCCGCCGGCTCCGGTAGCGCCAGCATTCGCGCTGCCCAGAAGCTCGCGCGCTTGCCGTCGTTTCGCTCGAATGCGAGCATGATGATGGATGCGATTGCCTCGCGACACCACGGAAAGACACCGTGCGCGCCCATCGCAAATTGCATTGCCTCGCGCCGAGAGGCGACCAGCCGCGCAAGGTTCAGTTGTACTTCGTAGCGGAAAGAGTCGTCGAGATTCGGGAAGCTAAGAGCGATGCGGCCGAATTGCTCGCTCGCGAGTTTATTGCCGGCGCAGTAGTGCTCTTGGTGGATGTAGAAATACTGCGTGGCAGCCTCGGTAACACTTCGCCCGAG